TAAATCCATTGCAGTTTCATATTCTTTCATATCTTCGGGATCTGTAGGATCAAACCTACCAATCCAAGAAGATGATCTATTGTGTTTACCTATAAAGATTCCCATATTATAACGCTCCATCAAAATCTAAAGTTGATTCATGTGCTAATTGCATTTCACCATCTGGATATTCTACTTGGTAGTTACCCATACCCATATAAGATATTATCTTAACATAATCATCAGTAAAATGACATCTTGCATATACAATCTTTTTCATTATTTAACTCCCATAAATTTTTATTATAGATATATTCTACCACAGTTTTATGGGAATGTAAAGGAAAAAATGCATTTAAATGAAAAAAAGTGATTAATATGTTAATTAAACTTTCTCCATAAAGAATGAAGTACATAAAACCATATACCGTTCAAAGCAGGTTCAACTAATGCCACTGCACCAGCTTCCCATATAGTTGCGCCAGTCATAATATATACAGTTGTTCCAGCAATTATCATATGACCGGCTGTATAAATTAAACTTAGAGCTAAACTATTTGTCTTTAAAAATTTTTTAAGTTTATCTTTAAATGAAGGTTTACCATAAACTGCTTTACGCCATTCTGGACTTTGTCTGAGTTTCCACAACATCCAATCATAATATCTTTCGGGTTCTGGATCAGGTAATTCAACATGATCACCAGTTCCTGTCATATCTTGAGTATACTTATTCATTATAAAACTCCTTTATCATTGGAAATATCTTTGCTATTTCTTTTCCACATGCAATAGCAACTTCACTACATTCTTTTTGTGTACCATTTTCTGAACGCAACTCAATAAAATGTATCCAACTTCGTATGGTACCATTAATATACAATCTTGATTTTGTTAATCCTTCTGGTAATACTGCTCTCGCAACTTCCTTAGCGATTCCTTTTTCGATAGCGTCTTTATAAACTTGTTTGCAGAGTTCGATAACTTTTCTTTGTTCTTTATTCCAGTCATTTTGGAAAGACCTATCATCAACTTCGATACTACTTTGTCTATTCTTACTATCTTGCATTCTCGCTTCTCTTGTTTCAAACTCTAACTCCTCTACTGGATTTGCATATCTTTGGCTAAACTCTTGAAAACTAAAACTACGGTGTCTTAATATTTGTCTGGCTATATCACGTGTAGTATTGATCTCAATACAAGCACTTACCATTTCAAATGGTGACCAATGTTTATGTTTGATAAGATAATTCAACAACTTCTGATTTGTATTAGTATTCATTTGATTAGAAGGATTACTAACTCTTGCAGAAAATGCAATTAGTTCTTGTAGATCATCTATCCCGATCATACTTGTTGGTTGAGAGAAACTTACTAATCTTGCTATCATTTTATACTACTCATCATCACTATTATGCAAATGTAGAAAAAAGCAAATACAAAAACAGGAGCTGCATTTGAAATTTTTTTAGTTGTAGTTGGCTCACGTTTTACATAATATTGACCCATATAATCTCTATCCCAAGCATCACGTCTCGTATCTTGTTTACGCTGATCAATATGTATATTTCTTGGATCTACTTTATAAACTTCAGGTTTTTCCATTATTCGCTTTCAACTGTTCTAATAAACTTCGATATTCTCTTATCACCATTAAACACTTTGGTATATCACCTCGGTAGTTTACCCAAAATGGTCTAAATTCTTTTTCCCATGTCTTTCCATCTGCCTGCATTAAGTTTTCAGATAGTTCTTTTTCTAGTTCAGTTAGTTTTTTAATATCGTAAAACATTATAGTTTAAAATCCTTAAATCTTTTTCCAGTTTCTGTCTTATCAAACACAGGTGTATCATCTACAAGTGTTTGTTGATTATCCTCTACATCAAACAATCTCATCTTACTACGATCAACACCAATAACAAATCTTTTATGTTGTGTTGGATCATTATAGCGATTCTTTAATTGTTTGACCATGAACTGACCTTGCTGTTCAAGTTCTTCAGTAGATATTAAAGCAAACATTAAGTCCGCGGTTGCGGGTAATCCAAAAGACTCACTGGTATCTTCAAGCCCAATATCCGAGTTAGAATAACCACTACGAGTCGTTTGCGTTGCAGAGAAGATCGGTATGTCGAACTCGACCGCAAGGCCACGTAATTCTTCAGCAATTGCTTTAATGTAAGAGTATGAATTGATTGCACCACCCATTCCTTTCATTCTTGAACTTGCACATATATTTAAATAATCAATAAAGATTAAATCAGGTTCAAATTGTCTTTTTAATTTTAATTCATTTAATAATGCACGGAAGTGACCAGCATGTGCAGAACCGGTTGGATATTCTTTTATGATCAATTTACCAGTAGTTTTCTTTGCAATATTATTTACCATTAAAGTAAATCTATCTTTTGATATTTTATCGAGTTGATCAATTGGAACATCAAGTAAATTAGCATCTATTCTTTCTGCAATTCTTTCTTCAGCCATTTCCATTGTAATGTATAAAACATTGAAACCTTGTACTAAAGCCGAGGAAGCCACATGGCACATAAATAAAGACTTACCGACACCGGTACCAGCGAGAGCAATATTAAGAGTTTTACGTGGGACACCACCTTTTGTGATTGAGTTGAAGTATTCCAAATCGAATGGAAGCCTGTCTTCTTCTGTATGATAAAATTCATATCTATCCTCCGCATTTTCTACATAGTCGTGACCTACCTTTAAATCAAAACCTACACCTAAAGCTTTGGTAAGTAAATCAGGTAAAGCACCTTTTGTAAGTTGTTCATGTTTTCCATCAATAATTGATATTGATTCCATAATTGCAAGATATATTGCACGGTCTTGACACCACTTTTCAGTAGTATCAATCAACCACTTATCATCTACTTTTTCACCAGTAAACAATTGTGGTACAATATCCATAGCTAAATTATATTGTTCATCATTTAATTTATCTGCATTATCAAGTTCTATTTTAAAAGCTTCAGCATTTGGTAGTTTATTATATTTAGCAACAAACTTACCGGCTTCTCTAAATAGTATTCTGTATATGCCTTCAAAGTAATCTGGTTTGATGAAAGGTAATACTTTACGCATATACTTTTCATCAGTTAACAGATTACGTAATATAGTCTGTTCTAAATTAGTAGGCATAGGCAGCTTTTCTTAATTCCTCATCAATTTCTTTTTGTACTTCTTCAACTCTACTTTCTAAGTAGCTTATTGAAGTATGAATATGACCAGTGTCTTCTGGTTGTAGTTTACTTTTTGCAATGGCAATTTCATCCATTAATAATATAAGTCTTTGACTAGTCGTTACTTTCATCTTTCACCTCTCTTGTTAATACATTACCTTCTTCAATACCTCTTGCCATTATTTGTTCCAACATAATACCGGCAAATTCTTGAAGCTTTACATTATCTTTTGTGAGTTCGGTATCTGGTGTGTAAACAATATCAAAGTTAAATGACATATATTTGTCTTTACCTTTACCATTAAATTTTACTACACCAAACTTCAACACAGTTTCGGTGAACGTGCCTGAAAGTATTCTTACATTCCAAGCTTGTTCATCACCTTTATCTGGAATTATTTGATAGTGCTTATCCTCAACTAAAACCATTAATGTTGATCCAATTTTTCTAAGTTAACAACATTATTGAGTATAGAATACTTATTAGTTATATACTGTTTAAAATCGGTTTCTTCAAGAATTGGTTTCCAAAACTCTTCATTTAGTGTATCTTTTTCTCGTACTTTTGGTTCCACCACTTCTCCAGTTGATTTATCAATTCTGCAGTACCAACCAGGGCTGGGCTTACTAACATAATTACCAGACATAGCAACGTCAAGCAAGCCAGACCAGTACTGAACACCACCGTCCCAACTAACAGAAATAGGTATCTTAGACTTTTCTTTAACATATCTTGATTTCTCCACATTGATAACAAAGTGGTAGCCTTTTATTTCAGTACCTTGTTTATCTTGTTGTCTACCAATAATCCAAATATTATCTGCACTGTAGTATATGCCGGTACCGCCTGATACTACATCCCTTGGAAATAAACCTATTTCCTTATAAGTA